GAGCGTCCCTTTCTAACAGCTTTTGAATCTGAAAAGACTGTCTTAATTGATTAATAGTAGCAGCTGTAGCAGATGATAAATCTGCATACAAACCAATAGTGTTTGCAACTGCATCTACAGAACCTACGTATGGACCTGCAGAAGTAAAAGTAGTAGGAGTGTTAGTAATATTTAATGCACCAATATTAGAAGCACCACTAGCAGCATCATACTTAACTAATGCTTTGCTACCTAAAGGCAATGTAACAGGATTACCCTTCTGAGGCCAAGGTAAAGCACTTGTAAAATAATCATGACGCTTACCGCGTCTTAGCAACGTAAAATTAGTTGCAGGTGAGGTATCAGGACCATCACCTAATGGAACTGGAACTGAGGTTTGTAAATTCTCATCTCTAAACCAATCATTCCAAATAAGATTATATGCACGAGTAAAAAAAGCGCAGTGGCTTACAGTATTAGTGCCAGCAACCTGACCAACGGTAGGGAGTCCCATATAGTCCTGCAAAGAACCAACTGCGTAACCGCCTGCGGGGGAAACCTGTTGAGGAACTACATAACTAATAGAGTCTGTAGGATTATCCTGCTCACCCATAAATCTCTGCCAATTGTTCCAAACTAAACGGTTTGGTACAAAAAAGAAAAATGAATCTAAATGCATGTTGTCCATAATAGGAAACAACGGAGTAGCAAGACGAGCGAACGCTGTCATCTTCAAATTAAACGTATCACCAGGAAGAACTTCATCCACATATACAGGAACTAAAAATCCTGCATCAAACGTAGTTTTGTGGGTTTTCTGAATCTTAAAAGACGACCGAGGGATATCGGCCTTAGGGATCATTGCAAACTGGTGCAAATTAACTGACTTATTACGGTGCATTTTAGCTCCTATTCTCCTACCCGATTTAAAAAACAAAATCGGGCAGGCCTGTTAAAAACCTTATGCTTTAGCTTGTTTGCCTAACATAAGAACCTTCATATCTTCATACGACGTTATACGACCAGTACTATCATCGAAAACTCCAATTTCGTAAAGATCAAAATCGTCGGAATGATGAAATAATTGATTATCAGCAGCTTCGCGCTGAACTTCATCCATAAACGACCTAACAGCCATAGCTGGCGTAGGTACAAACCAAGGGCGCATAAAAGCATCCGCAGCACGATCTTTAATAGCAACAATGACTTGAATCATAAAAACTCCTTATAGTTATACTAACTTACGTTTTAAACGAGATAACTTAGCTTTAAGTACCTCTTCCTTAACTAATAACCGCTCCGGCGTATTGTCAAATACTTGGGCTTTAGCAGACTTCTCCCGATCCCACTGTAATTGATCAAATTCATACGGATAGTCATCAGCATACTTCTTGTCATAGAACTTCGGAGGCTTACACTTCTTACCATTCACAATGACATAATCATGAGGATAAACATCATCCTTATACTTCTCATACCAACCGTAGCCTATACCAGGCTTTAAAGACATCTTATTAAATTCAGGCTTGCGCTGAATAATCTCTCCAGTTGTAAAATTTACTTCTTCATAATGCTGTTCTGCCATATCACCTGTTACCTTCTTCATAATATAACGAGCAACATAGGCAGCAGACTGAAAATTTACTTCACCGATACTGCAGTACCCAAAAGGCCAGAGCTCTTCAAGAATCTTACTACGATATATTTTTGAACCGGAGTCAGTCTTTTGCCAAAGATACTTATCTTCAAAATCCAAATTAAATATGCATGCATGAAAATGAGGTCTCCCAAAATTTTCGCCGTATTCACCGGCCATATAAAAACGAATCTTCTTACCCGTGTACTTCTTACGAACACGTTTCATAAATCTCTGAAAATCATCATAATGCAAAGAATAATCTTCAGGCAAATGCTCTTCATCATAAGTTAATGTAATAAAACAATTATCCTTATAAAGACTAGCCTCATGCATACATCTAATCGCCCACTGACGTGACCTCTCAAGGCGACACCCAACACACTGACCACAAGGTAATTCTAAAGACCTAACAATGTCATGCTTCCGCGCTTCCGTAAAAACGATAGATTTATCAAAACACTGATAAGCCTTTAGAGGCTTAAAACAAGCCATATCACAGACGCCAACCACCACGCATAGGATTTAATTTCATATTTGCGGCTTTGGTATGTCCTACATGCTTCTTAAAACGATTAGCAGACTTACGTTTATTTACAGGCTTACGACTTAAAGGTTTATACATAGAATTCTCCTAAAAAGGGCAGTATATACTACATGGTGTCACCTAGCACAGTTACATCAAGTAAATCACTGTGCTGAGCCTTCTTTCGAAGGCTCGGAAACAGGCGCAGGCGCCTGTAGAGCGGGCTCTACAAGCCCTAAACGAATCGCTTCATCGCGATTCTCTTCGTTAAAACAAAACTCTAAAAACTCCGCAGGATCGTTCCCAAAACGAGCACGAGTCTTAGCGGGTAATTGATCGAACGCGCTTTGCGCTTCTACGATTGCATTCATAGCAGAATGATAATCGTTAACCCCGTCAAAATCCCCATATTGGGGCATACGGATCGGAGCAATAATTTCACCTGTCCGACCGAATCTTTCCATAATAGTATTAATATCGCATTCCTCACGGAATTGCTGTTGTGCCATTGATGGATCAAGGCACTCTAAACCGCTTTCATTGCTTGCAATGTCGCGGTCATAATTGTAGGGACTACGTAAAAAAGGTATTTTCATAAGATCACTTTCCTAATATTGATTTCAACATCTGTAAAAAAGGAACGAAAGTCTTAGCGGCAGCACCGCCTGAACCTAACGTGTCCCACATCTTAGCCATAGCTTGCTTCTCTGACGAGTCTAAATTTAAATTAAGCGTATACGCTTTTAACTGCTCTATCTGGGCTCTTAATTGAGCTTCAGATGCATTACCAGTTTGAATATTCTGAATCATTACATCAATATTCTTAGTAGCTTGAGCAGCTTGAGCATTATTTAAAGTAATGCGAGAAGCAATCTCGTCGGCGGTGCCTCCTAAGTTTGCAACTTCTTGTCGAGCTCTATCAATAGAATAAAGTTGCTTAACGGTATTGTCTAAATCAATACCTTTGGTACGAGCTTGACTCTCCAACATTTCCTGATTAGCTTTAACAGCCTGATTTTCGAGCAAGTCCATTTGAGCCTTCATCATTGAACGCTCTGTAGCTTTATGATAACCCTCTAAAGCAGACGACATAACATTTTGCTGAGCATGACCGACTTGCCCAGACGGTGCAGAACCTGCACCTTGTGAATAAGCAAGCATAGGGCTTAAACCGGCCGCTTGCATATCCTTAACAGTTGTCTGATAACGAGTAGCATATTGCTGCGCAGAAAATTGATTAGCTTGATTAGCTATATCTTTATTAGACTGATTTGAAAAAACAGACCCCAAGAGGCCTAAGCCTCCTGAGACCAAACCTTCCATAACACCTGGTAGCATAAAAGCTCCTTAGAAATGGTCAATTAAACCAGGTACAGAGTACATCGGTAACGGACGAGCCGCCTTGATATCAAAAAATGAATCAAGTAAAAACTGCTGACCATTGGCAGCAGCACCTACTGCAACAATACGAGATACCGGAGGTGTATCTTGTATAAAAGTACTATTAAGAGTAGGCAAACTAGTAAACTTCTGAGCAAGATGCCAAGGATCTATAGTACCGGCAGAAGTAGACTTAAATAAACCGGAAATCTGTGATGGGTTATATCTATACTCTGCCCAACGCTCTTGGTAACCAAATACGTTACCATCGTTGAGAGAACCATCACAATATATTTCTCTATTTAATACCGTCTGTTCGCCAAGCATTGCGAACGCCGGGAAATAAAAATCGTATCGAGTTGAACGATTCCACATCTTACGAAGACCTTGCTGATATGTTAAATCAGCACGAACAGAAACTAATCCGATAATGACGCCGTGTTCCGTAAAGGACTGGGTGAATCCGTGTCCATGTGCCAATGCAGTACCCATTGCAGCGAGGTTACCCAATGGAGCAGTCGTTCCACTAGCACCAGTACCGGACGTCTGAGCAATCGGATTGACATTAACGGGAGAAGAACCGCCACCAAGATACTCAGGACGCTGCAAACGAGCGTCTGGAGAGATAACACCAAAGTGAGCGCGAATAATTTCAGTGTATCGGGTACCACCACGAGCGTCCCTTTCTAACAGCTTTTGAATCTGAAAAGACTGTCTTAATTGATTAATAGTAGCAGCTGTAGCAGATGATAAATCTGCATACAAACCAATAGTGTTTGCAACTGCATCTACAGAACCTAC